CGATCTCCGTGAGTAATTCAGTGAGTGTATTGTACCTCTCTGAGTCATCCATGTCAATCACACCGGTCTCGCTGATGACCGAACCGCAGCAGATTTGCAGCAGCTTGGCCAGCACCACAGCGGCGTTTGGCGCAGTAACTTCGCCACCAGCGAAGATCGTCACGGCCTTGTCCTTCATGTCCTTGAACGCCTTCTCCTGCTGCTTGGTCAGCTCGGTCTTGCGGCCCACGAAGTTGGTGTCAGGCAAGTCCTTGCACTCGTCCAGCGAGAAGCGGATCGAAGGCTGCAGCACCTTGCGGCATGTCTCCAGCGCGTCAGCACGCGGCACCCAGCGGAACGTCGTCACCTTCTGCATCACCAAGTCCTTGAACGTGGTGAAGCTCTTGGGGCACTGCGGCGAATCCACAAGGCGTGCCAGTGTCCATGCGTCAGCAGGTGTCTGCGAGATGGGCGTGCCTGTCAGCATCCACAGCCATGGCTGGTTCTTGGTCATCCACTTGGCGAATATCTTGTACCGCTGTGAGCTCGGTGACTTGAGCGCTGTCGCCTCGTCGTAGATCACCACGTCGAAGTCCTTGAGCTCTGCAGCCATGTTGGTGAACCCGTCATGGTTGATGATGACGTACTGCACCCCGGGCGTAGCCAGCAGGTCGAGGCGCTTTTGCTTCGTGCCTGTGCAGATCACAAACGAGCGGTGCGGCAGGTGGTGCTTGAGCTCACGACCCCACACGACTTTCACCGTGGACAGCGGAGCAATGATGAGCACCTTCTTGGCCACACCTTCGTCGAGCAGGAAGTCAGCAGCCCAGATCGAGCTGATAGACTTGCCAGTACCCGGTGCGTTGAGACACAGGGCACGCTTGTGCATGGTCAAGAACGCTGCAGTGTCCTTCTGGTGCTCCATCGCTGTGAAGCGACCCGGCCAGTTGTAGTATTGCAAGATCGGCGCGGGCACGCTGAAGCCAAGGTTCTTGAGAACCATCGACTCGTCAACACCATACGGCATAGCCAGCATGTCTTCGCCGTTGTGCTGCAACAGCTTGGCATGGGGGATGGCTCGCGCAACAGCTGCATTCTCATTGCTGTTGATGATGATCTTGCGCTTGTCAGGTATTACGAGCATTCAGTGCCACCCATGCTTTAAATGTGAGCGCCCATTCGTCCACGTTGGTTTCTCTCACGATCCAGACTTCTCCGCCTGCTTGCGTTGCCGCTGCAATCTCGCGCTCTTGATTCGCTGTAGTAGTGCCCTTACCGAACTTTGTCTCCACAGCAAAGCCGAGACCGTTGACGATACCCACAAAGTCAGGGATACCAGCGCGGCCAAAACCATTGGCAGGAGGCATAAACCACCAGCAATGCGGCGTGCTCTTGAGTACAGCCTTAACCACTTTCTTGACATCTTCTTCTTTCTTCATTTGTTGTAATCCCAGTGAGTTCCACACGTATGCCGGTATCCGGCGGGGCTTGGCCAGCCGCAGCTGACGTCTTTGTTGCATCCGGGCTCGTCGCATGTCATCACTGACGCATCGACGCTTTTGCACACGGGGCACCCAGAAATTGTTTCTGTTGTGTCGAACGGGTTGGGCGCAGTAAGCAGCATGCTTTCGTCGCTTATCACGTCACAGCTAGTGCAGCGGTATCTGTTCATCGTTTACCTTTCAGTCTCGCGTCAGGGCAGAACCCTTTCGCTGGACACCACGGGCACAGGCCCGATGGCTTGGTCTTGAACACGCCGAGGTCGATGACTTCCTGCACCATGTCGAAGCGAGGCTCCAGTGCCCGCCACAGCGAGTCAAGGAAGCGGCGCTCATACGTAGCGTTTGTCACCTCGTCGAACTTGAGCCAGATGAATGAGGTCTTCACCTTCGTCACCTGTGGGTAGTGCCAGAACACCATGGCCGCAAACAGCTGCAGCTGTGTCGGGTTCTCCTTGACCTTGCCCGTCTTGTAGTCGAGGCAGTACGCAGTGTCACCGTCAACGACCAGCACGTCGGCGATCGAGCGAATCCACACGTCTTTGGCAAACCAGTCGACAGGCTGCAGCTGGCGGTTGACTGACATCTGATGCTCGAACAGCTTCTCGCCATTGCGTGAGGTGATCTTGTCTACCAGTGCGCCCCAGCGTTCGAGTGTCTGCTGCCCTTCAAGTGTCAGCGTGCTTTGGTCGAGTGAACCGTTGCCATACGCCTCCAGCGTTTTATGCACCCTGTCGCCATACTCTGACGCTTCGTTCATGGAGTTCTGCACGCGCTTGGACACGTACAGGTAGTCGAACTGCGCAGGGCATTGCTCGAAGGTGGACAGTCGGCTGAACGACAAGGGCATTGGTGTGGTCATGTTTCTTCCAGAGTTACTTTTGCGAGTTGCACGGTGAGTTGCTCAATCATGTCCTGAAGAATCCTGCGTCTGCTTGGCGATGGCTGCGCGAACTGCTCCGGCATAGTCACCACCACTTGTATTGGGCCATCAGTGCACCGTACGCCAAACCAGACTTTTGACTCGTAGTTGTGTGCGTCGTGATCCCACTGGACTTGTGCCCAGTGAGGCAAGCGGTCAGTAGATGAGTAAGCTATCGCCATTACTTTGCGTCTCCGTAGGAAGGCCCAACACCAGTCTCGCACGACACGGGGATGCTGCGGCACCACTTGGGTGTTAACGACAGGCACTCTTCCATGTACGCACGGGCTTCATCAAGTTCTTCATTCCTCACCACACAGACAGCCTCGTCATGGACGGACAGCTTAACTGGGTAGCGCTGATTGATACGTGCAGTTTGCCACATAACGATCTGCATTGCAGCATGTTGCGATAAATTTTCTACAACTTTCGCGCCGTGCAGGTTCACACGCTGGCGACCCATGGTGTACGTCCAGTCCTTGCCGTCATGACTCAGCTCGTTGTACATCACACCGGGCTCACCGGGGCGACCAAAGCCGTCCCACTGTGTCACAAACCAGCCGTTTACGTCCACGTTGACCATGGTGCACCCGTTGGCGATGTCGGGCAAGATGACCTTGTCGCAACGCTTCCACAGCTCGACCACCTTGTAATGCACAGACCTATACAAGTCCACGATCTTGTAGGCTCGGTCGAGGTCGATCAGCTCCACGCCGGGGTCAGAACGCTTGGCCAGTCGAACCATCTCTTGGAACCGCGCTGCTCCTGCACCGTACTGCAGACCCAGCATCGCTGTCTTGCCAAGGAAGCGCTCAGCCTTGTCCTTCTTCGTGATCTCTCTTCCGAACAACTTGCTGGCAAAGTCACAGTACAAGTCAACGCCGTTGCGCAGCTTCTCGGTCACGTCATCTTGGCCAGCCAGCGCCATCACGGTGCGCAGCTCGATATTGGAGGAGTCACCCACCAGCACGGTGTATCCCTCGGGAGCAAGCAATGCGTCACGCAGGCCCGCAGACGGGCCACGCGCAGGGATGTTCTGCCAGTTGATGGAGTTGCCGCCTGAGTAGCGCCCTGTGGTCTTGGCACCCCAGAAATTGAGGTACACAGGCAGAGGGCCGCGCTTGGCAGTCTCCAAGAACTTCAGCGCACGTGTTTCAGCGATAGTCGTTTTGACACCAAGGCGAGCCGCAACCAACGCCTGTACGTCCGCATCGTCGGACTCCAGCAGGTCGGTGAAGGCTTTGTCGGATTTGGCGAATGCATAGGTCTCTTTGTCGGGGTTGGCTTTGCTCTGCTTCATTGGCGGTGTCACACCCAGTGCCAGCAAAGCTTCTGCGAATTTGTCGTTCGACATGATGGTCTCGCGGTTTGTCGAAGCTGTCTTGAGCAGCTGTTCCTTGCGGATCACCTCGTCGTCGTAGAGCTGTTTCATCTTGGCTTGATCGCCTATCAGCAGCGGCTCTGTGAACATCCGCACGGTCATGTCGATCAGCCGTGCAGCCAGTGGCGGTGTGAACGGGTCGAACCGCTTGCCCAGCTCTTTGCACAGCCATGTGTCGTGCTTGCAGTATTCTGCGTACTCCTCTAATTCCATGGGATTAAAGTCGGCACGTCGTTTGCCCAGCGCCTTGACCACAGCCGTGCCCTTGTCCGGCAGGTTGTACTGCTTGACGAGGTTGGCCAGTGAGTGCGATGTCAGGAACGGCAGCAGCATGCGGCCTTGGCCGAGGGTATCCATCCACAGCTTGGGCTTGATGCCGAATCGCTGCGTCATGATGTACCCATCGAACATGGTGTTGTGGCAGCGCACAGCGCTGTTGGCCCAGTCGTAGTTGCCCCACAGCCAGTGCAAGGTTTCTTCTTCGGTGCCGCTGAACCACACAGCATCTTCCTCGTTCTTGATGACGGATACACCGATGACCTCAAAGCGGTCATCGTTGATGTACGCATCAGTCTGCATCTTGCTGAGACCGAACGTCTGAGAGTAATGCGTCTCTAGGTCCACGGTGAGGATGTCCATTACTTCTTACCCTCAAGCTCAATCAGCAGCTCAATGTAGTGCTTAGCTTTTTCCAAATCTTTGATGCCATTCTTATTTCTCCAGCGTGATACGTACTTGATGACGTTGCCCTCAAAGTAGCCGATGCCGTTGGCGTGGATGTACTCCACAGGCTGAATGGCCAAGTCCTTATAGTGGTTGCCCGCCACTTGCACGTCGAGTGCGCTCTGCGGTGTGCTCAGCATCTGCTGCATTACTTCTTCTTCCTCTGGTGTCCAAGAGGCCAAGTCGGGGAACAGTTCGAGTTGTTTCATGATCTCTCCAATGCTGCAATGCCCAGTAGGCGAACGACGACGTCTTGTACGGCTTCGCCGTCTTTGACGATGAATGTTGGTGGCCCTTGGCGTGAGCCCGGTCTCGGCGCGTACTCATCCTGTGGGCGGTATGTCTCCATACGCACCAGTGTGCCGTTGTCCACGTTGATGATGGTGAACCGCAGCTGCTCACAGTTGCTCAGTGGGTCAGAGCGCCTCGCATCTTCCCCTGTCGTCAACAGTGACTCACCTCTGTAAGTTATATCGACTTTTTTGCGGCCTTCGTTCTTCGTTTGCTTTAGCGCCCACTCCATGATGTTTTTCTTCAGCCAGTTCATCCTATCTCCTCTATGCGTACTCTGACGCGAATTGGTTTAGCTTTGGTGTTGCGAAAGAGCTTGACTGTCGTAGACGCCTCAAATGCAGGTGCCCTGACTCTCCACAACTGCGGAATACCCTCGGGGTCTAGCATGAAGCTCCTTCCGCCTGTCTTAACAGCCCATGCTTTGAGGTCTCGTTTCATTCTCTGCTCCTGTCGAATGTAGGCAGTGGTGCCCAGTGAGTCCAGCCGTCTGCATCGCGCCAGCTGCCGAGCACAGCAACGCCAAGGCGTTCGTCAATCAGCAGCATCTTTGCACTGAGCGGCGGTGGGTACTCTTTGGCATCACGCCAGTGGTTGTTGACATCGACCACGGCAAAGCGGTCGTGTGTGAGTTTGTGGTCAGTCATTGCCAAAGTCCTTTGCCGCCTACGAATGTTGTCTTGATGTTTGCGCGTCTTTTCGCTGCCATCTTCCGCATGTAGCTCTTGCGACTTCTGGCTTCCTGCGACTGTGTGCGTTTTGGCTCAGCGTCTACGCCGTCGCCCATCACGTAAACCTTGACGCGGTTGCGTCCATCAGTCTCGTTGGTGTAGTCGACAACGTGAATCATCTTCTGCTCTTTCATCTCGCTGATGAACTTGCCAACCGACTTTGGATTAGCGTCGATGCGCTGGGCCAACTCGATCCTGCTGAACGAGCCTTGCATCATCAGATTAAACATCAGCACGGTCTGCTCGACGGTCATTGGTTCTCCTTCAGTGTTGCAAAAATTGTTCCGCCGCATCGAGCGCATTGGTAGTGGTACTTGATGCCGAAGTTGGTCGGCTCCCAGCGGTGTTTGCACTCGGTCATGTGTTCCCCCTTGCTCGGATGGCGGCAGCAATACTTTCAGCGGTATCGCTGCTACATACGTCATATTTAACATCGTAGGCATCACACACCTTTGCACACGCCTCACGCTCATCAGCACGGACAAGGGCTTCAAAGCGTTCAAGCGCACTAATGAAAGCAGCCACACCTTCTCGCAACCCATTGCCGTATTTGGCAAGGTTCGCCTCACGGGCCATGTCTATCGTGTCTCTCATAACACCCCCTGTGTCAAATACAAAGCCCATACAAATAGGCCAACGGCAAACAGTACTGCGAGTGTTTTATCCATTGTTCTTCTCCTTGAGTTTGGCTTCGATGGCTCGGGCAAACTCGGGCAGACAGACGGTTTTACATTCGTGCCGGTAGTCGTAGTACTTCGCCATGTCTTTTTCAATTTGCAGACACTCTGCCCTCGTCAGCCCAATCCATTGCCGCTGTGCTGCACCAGTAACAAGTTCTTGGTTGATCTGTTCAGCCAATGCCTGCTGATACTCCTCGCTCTGGCAGGTCGGCCACTTGCATTGCCGCTGTGCTGTGGGATGTTCTTTCAAGATGGCGTCAATCATTTCAATCGCCGTGTTTGCATGGACGCAAGGGTCACGGCCAAGCAGCGTCTTGATGGCAACCAAGCCACCACCTACGCCAAAGGGCAAGTCCTGCACAGGTGCTGGCAGCATCGACTTCATGCTGCGAATCCACTCCTGAACAGGACGGTCCTCATTGCACTGGCTCTTGTGTTGCTCGGCCAGCCAGTCGAGTGTTTGTTCTGGTGTCATAGCCTTCTCCTTGCTTTGCATTTGTCCTGCTCTGGTTGTGCCAACTCTTGGCAGTCTGTTGGGTTGTTCGTCCTCGGTGCGTACAACAGCACCAGCACACCAGCCACAGCCCAGATAGCGATGGCGATGTAGGTGTAGATGTGGGTCTTCATGCCTGCCTCGCTTTCAGCATGGCGTCTGCGATTTCATAAGAAGACTTCGCCACGATCGCCACCCACTCGGCAGCCGTTTCTGTTCTTTCAACGTAGGTATTGTCCGCTAACGTAGATTGCATCGCCTTGGCTGCAAAGTAGTCGCGCAGGGTCATACCGTCCGGGTTGACGTTTTCACCTTGGTGAACCCACTTTACGCCGGGAAACGCTGGCCCGCCTGTGTTTGTATTGCTCATACTTTCTCCACAATAGGTGTCATCTTCTTCAAGCGGAACTCTTCGCGGACCAACGCAATGGCAGCGTCCATGTCCTTCAGAGTCACCACCTCCATCTGTGCATCGTGCAGCTCCATGAACTCGTTGAGCGCGGTCATCTCAGCGGCCTTCAGGATGAACCGGTTAGTCGCAGCACCACGAGCACCAACGGAGCGCAGAGACTGCAGTCCTCGATTGACCACATCGCTGTAGTCCTTGCCGAAACCCATGCGTGCAAAGGCTTCTGTGACGTTGCCCATGGCAACCAGTGTGTCGATGTCAGCTCGTGTCGCGTTGCCCTTGGTCAGGGCTTCTAGCGCTGCGTGATTCTTGATCTTTAAGTCCAGCATGAACGCTGTGTGTGATCGCACTGGTGACAGGTTCTCCATCACAAATCCCATGGGATTAAGCAGCACGGGCTTAGGTTTGTACTTGCTACGCTTGCGCATATCAGTTCCTGTTCAAGAATTTGACCCAGCATTGAGAGCAGTACCACTTCTCGCGGACACTGACTCCGCCCATGGGCTCAGTCGACAACTTACATTTGTCGCAGAACTTTAAAGGGTGTGCGTTCTTTTGCGTGTGTGTCTGCTCGTTGCTCATCAAGTGGTTTCCATCCGTGTGCACGCCATGTGCGGGTAACGTCTACATCTGCACTGCCGTACCACTTGTATCGTGGATGACCGACAGGAATCCATGGCTTTGCCATGCTGCTAAATCTCAAGCTTTTGAACTCGTTGCTCATGATAGTTTGCCTCATGTTATTTGACGAAACGTGATGGTGCCCACAACATCGCCACGGTGGACGATGTCATAGATGCGACCAACTTGAGTAGCGCCAGCACGCGCCATATCACTGAGCATCACCGTCATGGATCGGCCCAGTGTCGAGATGTACACGACGAGGTTCTGCTCGTCAACGGACAGCCACTCCGTGTCTTTGTCGATGTTCACGCCCAATTCCTCGAAGCCCCGCACGAGCTTGGTCTCGATGCGGGTCAGGCGATTCATCAGTTCTTTTTCGATGTAGTTGCTCATGGCAGTCCTTGGTAATTCATAGCGCCACCTTGACACGTGTGCCAAAGGGCTCGGGTGGGTGGCTGTAGCCGATGTCGGCCCAGATGGTTGGGAACGGTGGCTCCTCGCACTCTCGCAAGTTGCCCTCCATATCCGTGAAGAAGATCATGCCGCAATAGCGCTCGCCTGTCTCAGCGAAGTGCTCGAACACAGGCTGGAACCGTGTGCCACCACCACCCGATGGGCGCAGCTCCAGCAACTCGTCACGCTCGAAGCGCTCGACGCGAGTCACTGCGTAGTCGCAGTACACCACCTCAACGAACTCGGGCTGCAGGTCGTCAACGATCGCCTGAATCTCAGCAGCGATCTGGTTGCATTCCTTCGGACCCATGGAGCCCGATGTGTCGAAGCCGATGGCCAAGCCACCCAGTGCATCAGAGCGCAGCGATGGCAGGTACAGGCCGGAGCCGATGAACCGGCGCGATGGGCGCATGTATGTGTAGTCAGCAGCGCAGCTCTCGGTCATCATGGAGCGGCACACGTCTTGCCAGCGCACCATGGGCTCGCCGACTTTCTCCAGCACACGGTCGATCAGGCTGGAGCCTTGGCCGCAGTCCTTGGCCATCTTGGCAGCAGCGACAATGGTCGCCTCCATGTCCACACGTGTCGCGTCATCCTGTGCATCGTGCAGGTCGCCAGTGCCATCGAAGCCACCACCGTTGGTGTTGTCGTCCTCGTCGCCGTCACCAGAGCCACCGCCACCGGACTGCTGCTCTTGCTGCTGCTCCTTGAGCTTGTTGTACACGTACTCGGAGCTGTGCTCTTCCTTGACCCAGCCGATGTGCACACCGCCCTTGGGCAGCTGCCAGCCACGTGACTTGATGTAGGCGTTGATGAGCGCATCGTTGGCCACGTTCCATATCTTGGGGTCACGGCCCTCACGACGCCACATGTGCATCAGCACCACATGGCAGGACTCGTGCAGCACGAGACCGAACAGCTCCTCGTCAGTGAGCTTCTCACACCACGTGGGGTTGAAGCGAACCCAGTTGCCGTTGGTTCCCGCTGTGGGAACCTTGTCTGAGACCTCGCGCTTGACGCGGGTCATGACTGCAGCGATGAATGCCTCGCGCAGTCCGAGCTTGCTGTATGCAAGGTCAATACGATCCATAAGTGCCATGATTTTCTCCAGTGAATAAGTGAATCAGTCGTTGTCGAGAGCGAAGATCGCCTCGACGTATAGTTTACCAGCATCTATGCTGTCGTGCCAGCTCTGCGCGTAGTTGTCGGAGTACGACATGAACTCTACGAACACCTTGTCCTGTACCTGCTTTACGCGCTTTAAGCCCAGTGGAACAATGTTGACGTGAGCATAGCGTCGTGTAATCGGCTGGCTCCTGCCATCGGAAAGCGGTTCCACAGTCCGTGCAACCCAGCCGTTGTTCTTCTGCTCATGCCACTCCAGTTGTTTTAATCCCATGGGATTACCCCGCTGCATACTCAAGGGCGAACAACGCCTGCACGTGTCGCTTGGCTGTGTGGAAGTCTTCAAAGAGCATGACCTCGTCGAAGTTGTTGCGTGACATGATGACACCTTGGCAGTGGCCCAAGAATCCACCAGTGGTAGACGCAGGGCGCACTGTCGCAAAGAACTCACGCACGTTGTACGAATTACCACGGCGATACTTGGCAGTGCGCTCGACGCTGAATGTCCAGACACCACCGTGGTTGTAGTCCTCGACAAGCACAGGCTTGTCGTTTGTGTAGGGATGCTTCACCGGCTGCATTACTTCATCGAGAAAGCCGACTGATTCGCGATGGCCCACTTGCTGAACGCTGGGCTGCGTGTGATGGTCTTGTCACGCTTGTGTGCCAGCTTGATCGTCAGAGTCTGCACGTCACCGGGCATCTTCTCCAAGAACTTCCAAGCCTTGTCGAAGTTGTCAGCGTCAAGGCGTGTGGCCAAGCCCATCGCAACGCAGTAGCGCACGTTGAGTTCCTTGGGGATCGGCACGTCCTTGCCCTGCAAGATGTCCTCGATGCGAGGCATGGTCTCCCACACACGCAGGTGTGTCTCAAGAATCATGGCAGCTTCCTCGCCAACGTCACCCTTGATGAGCTCGACACGGTCTTGCACAGGCAGGTCGATCTCCAGTGTGTGCGACACAGCGAACCATGAGCGTGGTGATGGGAAAGGCTTGATGTCACCTGTGGGCTCGAACTTGTGCAGCAGGTCAGGGCGGTCTTGCAACAGAGACAGAATCTCAGGGCGGATACCGCGTGTGATGGCGTGGCTGACGAAGTCGTCGATGGTGGTGGACACGTCGATATCGCACATGCGGTTCTGCAATGGAGCTGCGAGGTTGAACGTGACACCGCGATCTGTCTTGCGGTTGCCAGCAGCGATGACCATCCAGTCGGCAGGGATGCCGAAGTCCTCGGGTGTGAGTGTCAGCTGGTAGGCAGCAGCCTGCACAGCAGGTGGAGCCGATGTGATCTCGTCGAGGAACAGAATGCCAGCGCCGTCAGAAGGCAAGAAGTCAGGGCGTGCCCAGTATGTGCGGCCTTCCTTGACGTGCGGGATACCGCGCAGGTCGGTCGGGTCCATCTGTGCCAAGCGCAGGTCAACGACACCGCGCCAGTTGGGCACGTGCTCAGCAAGCAGCTGGGATGTTTGGAAGACGACCTCGGACTTGCCGATGCCCGATGGGCCGCGCAGGAATGTGGTGCGCTTGCGTGTGTTCTCGTTGAGGTAACGCTTGACGAGGATAGGT